GTTGAGCATGATGCACCCAACACAGAACTAGTTGCTAGGGAATGTGATTGGGATATAGAACACGACACTATTATTGATGCTAAGATAGTAGGTTATGTTGAGCATGATCCTGAGTTTGACTACGAAGTATTACATTAGAGGAGGTACATATGAAAAAGAAGTATAGTTATTTGTTTTATTCTTTTGAATCAGATAGACAAGATTCATCGCCAATCATTGATGAGGAGTTTGATGATGCGAAAGAAGAGGACTTTGAAATAATACAAGAATTTAGGGAGTTATCTAACAATGATACTAGAAACAGCACTGATGTGCATGGCAGTTAACATCTACCATGAAGCAGGTAATCAATCTATGATAGGGCAAATGGCTGTAGGTCAAGTGGTCTTGAATAGGGTAGAAGATTCTAGGTTTCCTGATACAGTATGTGAGGTAGTTAAACAGGCTGTCACGCACAAGAAAACCAATAAGCCTATGCGTTGGAAGTGTCAATTTACATGGTACTGTGATGGCAAGAAAGATGAGCCTGACTTTGATAGCAGAACATGGCGACTAGCATTAGCACACGCATCTATTCTTATTACTGAGAGGATTGTACTTGATGTTACAGAAGGAGCAACACACTATCATGCAACCTATGTGCGCCCTGAGTGGGCTAAGACTAAGACAAGAACAACACGAATAGATAGACATATATTTTATAGATGGGAGAAATGATATGACAGATATGTTTTTAGGATTTGCAGCATTAATTTTTATTGAGCAAAACAAAGAGTTTATACATCAAGCTAGAGAGAACAAGAAGGAAGGATATGTTTGGGAATTAGACCCTGGTTTTGTAAGTAAAGATGCCCTTGCTATTGCGTTTGAAGGCAACGGAAAACGTACAGTAATGTGGCGACAAAAGAAAGTAGTAGAGGTTAGGCTACCTTTAACTAAACCAAAGGAGATGAAGTGATGGGATACTTAGTATTACTAATAGTTTATATAGTAGCTGTCATCATGGCATGGAGTATTAGCCATGACGATTAAAACTTTTCAGGACTTAGTTGACTACTACAGGACAACTCCACAGTTCCTTTCACTCAGGAATAGAACCCAAAAAGACTACGATTACTGTATTAACAGGGCTGTAGGGACGTTTTTCAGCCCCAAAGTTACGATGGGACGCACTATTCTAGGGAAGATTGGCGTGTCTGAGTGCAAAAAAGCGTATCAACAATGGCTAAATCGTGGAATTAGGACAGCGAACATGACAGCTACAGTCAGTTCTGTTCTCTTTAACACAGCCGTAGAACTAGAGTTAATACCCAACAACCCAATGAAGCACGTTACCAAGATGCAGACCCAACCAAGGAAGGTTATGTGGAATGAAGACCAAGTGCGTTTGTTCTTGGACACAGCTTATGGAGAATATAAGTGGAGAAGTATAGGGCTGATAGTTCATATGGCTTATAGCTTTGCCCAAAGGATAGGCGATATGCGAACCTTGGAGTGGAGCAACATAAACTTTGAGGAACGCAGACTTGACTTGGAGCAATCTAAGAAAAGAGCAGAAGTACATCTACCTATACACATACATATGTACCGAATGTTGGAGCAACAGCGTAAAGACTTTGGCTTTCAAAAGTATGTTGCCCCACATCCTTATCCTAGAGGGGGACGCTATGCTATATACAGCGACATAGACATTGGTGTACAGGTAAATCAGGTTAAGAAGGTGGCAGGATTACCTAAAGATTTGACAGCGATGGACATGAGAAGGACAGCTATAACAGAAATGGTTGAAGCAGGTGTTGACACTACGCAAATCATGGCTGTGTCAGGACACAACAGCCCTAACTCAATGCGTCCTTACATTAAACACACATACAAATCGGCGGCAAACGCTTTAGAAAGAAGAAAGGAGAGTAAAAATGGTGAGCAAACCTACTAATGATTTCATAAGAGGGCTTGATGTTAAGGAGGGTGAGACTATCACTATAGATTGTCCTATATGTAATGGAGTAAAGAAGTTTACAGCTACCAATAAAGACGGATTGATACTGTATAATTGCTACAGAAACAGTTGTGATGTTAAAGGTGCAACACTAACTCCGATGTTGGTGGAAACTATCAAGAATAAAATACAGGGCATAGAAGAAACAGTAGAGCCTAAAAGGTTTGAGATGCCTGAGTATATAACTGATGGCAACAATGCCTACGTTCAAAGGTTTAAAAGACGTTGGGATTTAAACATAGAATTGTTATATGATTGTAAAAGTCAAAGGGCTGTGTTTCCCATACACAAGAACGGTAGAGTTGTTGACGCAATAGGTAGGGCTTTATACAACGCACAACCAAAGTGGTATAAGTATGGTGGGACAGCTAAATATTATTCGTATTGTATCAAGCCTAGCCAAAGTATAGCTGTTGTTGTTGAAGATGTTGTATCAGCTACAGTTGTGGGAGAGAACCTGATAGGAGTAACAGGAGTGGCTTTACTAGGGACTAGTTTACTGAAGGAACATAAAGAGTATCTTGATGGGTTTGACAAGGTTATTGTGGCTCTTGACCCTGACGCTGTAGGAAAGACTATAGAGTACACAAAAGAATTAAAAAGTTACTGTGACCCATCAGAAGTTTATGGACTACAGATTGAAGATGATTTAAAATACAAACGAGAGAACGACTTTAGCAAACTAAGAGAAATGGTGGGTTGATATGGATGATGAACAGCTAGAACTCTTTGACATAAAAAAGCCATCACTGTCAGGAGATTATCGTATATGTTCTAAATGTAATGAGGAGAAACACATATCAGAGTACAGATTGCAGATGGGCGGCAAATCGTATCGAACCGAATGTAAAAACTGTTCAGATAAAAAGATTGCCTTACGCATACAACTTATGAAGGAGAACCCAAAGCCTATTGATCCTAATTACCATTGCCCTATTTGTCAGAAGACAGAAGAGCAGTTAAAAATTAACGGACAGTTCCCTGATAGATCAGTATGGGCATTAGACCATAATCATACCACACATAAGTTTCGTGCTTGGATATGTAATAACTGTAATACAGGGTTAGGAAGATTTAACGATAGTGTAGAAGTAGTAGAACAAGCATTAAAATATTTAAAGAAGGATTACAAAAAATGATAGAGTTAGCACTAATAAGAAGCTTAATGCAGAAAGACTTTTATGATGAACACAAAGGTAGTAGATGCCCTGACAGACTATTTAGTAAAGATGTTAGAAAGATTAAGGGTACACTAGACCAAGCGATGAGAAAGCACGAAAGAAACTTATCCCTTACAGAGCTACAAGCCCTGTTCTTTTCTGACAATGGGACAATGACCTCAGCTAACAAAACATCTTACGAGGTTCTATTTAATAAGTTATCAAAAGAAGAACCAATGAATAACGATATAGCGAAAGAAGTTTTATCTAAACTGTTTCAACAAATGGTTGGTGAGGAGATAGCTAACCTTGGCTTTGACTATGTGAACGGAACTAAAAGTAATCTTGAGCCATTACGTAACATATTAGACAGCTATCAAGATGACTTTACTCCTAGCTTTAAGTTTGAAGGTGACGACATTAGCTTTGATACATTGGTTGACCACTTGAATATAAAGTATCAATGGAAGTTTAACATACCCTCTCTTGCTAGACGAGTGGAGGGGCTGAGTGGGGGACACTTTGTTATTGTAGGGGCTAGACCAAACACAGGTAAGACTTCCTTTCACGCTAGTATTATAGCGTCAGAGGGTGGCTTTATAGATCAAGGGGCTAAGTGTGTGGTGTTATGTAATGAAGAAGCATACAAGAGAGTTGGCTTACGTTACCTGTATTGCAAATCTAATATGTCGAGTGACCAAGTATTAGAGAACAGGAAGGTGGCACTTAGTCGCTATGAACCTGTAAAGCAGTTGCTATCTATTAAAGACTCTACAGATAAACGAATGGATTATGTAGAACAGCTTGCTAAAAGCGTAAGTCCTGACGTTATAGTTCTTGATATGGGTGACAAGTTTGCGAGTATGGGTTCGGAGAGATCAGACATCTATTTAAAAGAGGCGGCAATTCACGCAAGAAACATTGCCAAGAAATATAACTGTGTAATTATTTGGATGTCACAACTATCAGCAGAAGCAGAAGGAAAGATAAATGTTAATCAATCTATGCTTGAGGGTAGTAAAACAGGTAAGGCTGCAGAAGCTGATTTGATGTTATTAATTAGTAAGAACCCTGACATTGAGGGGCAGGATAGTAATGACCCACAGCGTCACATCAGACTAGCCAAGAACAAACTAACAGGGTGGCATGGCACAGTTCATGTCGAACTAGATGTAGAAACAGGAAGGTACTCAGCATGAAGATAATACTTGATGTAGAAAACACGACAACTAAACGAGATGGTAAATTACATCTTGACCCTTTTGAACCTGACAACTCTTTGACACTTGTGGGTATAATGGATCACATCAAGGAGGAAGAGAGAACAGTATTTGTATTTGACCACAAGGAGAAGACCATTGAGGATGATGATGCACAGGCAAGATTACAAAGGGTACTTGATAATACTACGCTATTGATAGGTCACAACTTACAGTATGATTTACAATGGCTGTGGGCTTGTGGATTTAAATATAGTGGAGAAATATTTGACACTATGTTAGGTGAGTACATATTACAACGTGGGCAGAAACAATCTGTTAGCCTGGAAAACTGTGCAATACGATACGATCTTAACATGAAGAAATCAGACACACTCAAAGACTATTTTGGCAGGGGCTTTCAAACAGATGAGATACCTCTTGACGAGTTGTCAGAATACTTAACACAAGACTTAGTTGTGACGAGGGCTTTGTATTGGAGATTGCTAGATGAATATGCCAAGCCTGAGAGTCAATCACTGATAAAGGTAAGAGATATTACCAACAACGTATGCAAGACACTAACGAGAATGTATATGAATGGGTTTAACATAGACAGGAAAGCTTTACAGGATGTGCGTTGGGACTTTGAGGACGAACTAATTAAGATAGAGAGACGATTAAACACACAAGTAAAAGAACTAATGGGTGACACTCCTATTAATCTTAACTCCCCTGAGCAAGTCAGTCAGGTTATATACTCTAGGATACTCAAGGATAAGAAGCAGTGGGCTGTTGCGTTTGATTACGTAGAAAACAAAGACGAGTTTAAACAGGCTGTTAAAGATAATAGTTCTATGATGGTTAAGACTAAGGCTAGTGTTTGTCAGAAGTGTTATGGCAAAGGTAAGGTGTATAAGATTAAGAAAGATGGTAAACCTTTTGCCAAACCAACTCGTTGTCCTGAGTGTGATACGAGAGGATATAAGCTAACAAAGTTAAAGCATATGGCAGGGCTAGGATTCTTCCCACCATCAAAGGATTGGGTTAGTGCTAATGGTTTCTCCACTAGTAAGGGTAACTTAGAAAGCCTTATCAACATAGCTAAGGCAAAGGGTATGACAACGGCAGAAACTTTCTTGACGGATTTAAAAAGACAGAGTGCCATATCAAGCTATCTGTCAGCCTTTGTTGATGGCATAGAACATTATACTAAGGACGATGGCTTGCTACATGTTAGTTTAACTCAGCATGTTACAGCGACAGGACGTTTTAGTGGACGCAACCCTAACATGCAAAACATGCCTAGAGGTGGTACGTTTCCTGTGAAGAAGGTGTTTATATCTCGTTGGGACAGCGATCAGTTTGGTATTAAGGGTAAGATACTTGAAGCTGACTTTGCACAGCTAGAATTTAGGGTGGCAGCATTATTGTCACAAGACAAAGTGGCAATGCAAGAAGTATCTACAGGCTTTGACGTTCACTCCTACACGGCTCAGATTATCTCTGAGGCAGGGCAACCAACGACTAGACAAGAAGCTAAGGCACACACCTTTGCCCCTCTGTACGGAGCTACAGGCTATGGTAGAACGAAAGCTGAAGCTGAATACTACACACACTTTATGGACAAGTACAAGGGCATAGCTAAATGGCATAAGAAGTTAGGTGATGAGGCTATCAACCTTGGCAGAATAAAGATACCATCAGGTAGACAGTATGCTTTCCCTGATGTGGAGAGAAGGAGAAGTGGAACTCCAACCCACTTTACTATGATTAAGAACTATCCTGTACAGGGCTTTGCTACAGGTGACATAGTTCCTATCGTATTGTTGGAGATAGAGAAGCGTTTAGACCAAAAAGATTTAAAGAGTATGTTGGTAAATACTGTGCATGATTCTGTTGTGTTGGACGTACACCCACTAGAAGAGAAGGACGTATTGGGTATAATAAAAGATGTCAATGATAATCTGAAGAAAATAATAGAGGACTACTATGACATTGATGTAAATGTTCCAATGCTGTTGGAGTCAAAGATAGGTGATAATTGGCTTGACGTTAAAGATGTAGTCTGATAAAATTCGAAACATAATATAAGGAGTATATAACAGTGGAAAACACATTATCAGTAATAGGAAAATCCCCTGCCGATCTAGCAGAACTAATGGGGATGTCGAATGTCCCTGCGAAAAGCACATCAGCTTTAGCAGAGATTAAGCAGGTTCATCAGAATGTGATGGGTACAAAGCAAGTTGATGGTGAAGCTATGGAAGTAGCCATCGTCAAGGCAGGAGCGTACTCTGTTACTTTCCCTGATGATACTGTGTATTACAGTGACACCATCACTATCCGTCCGTTTATGCAACGCTTTCAGTTTCAGCGTTACGATAAACACTATCAAAAACCTGATGGGGGGGAAGGACGGATGTTGCGTACTGTAATGGCAACGTCTTTGAATGGTGACTTGAAGGACAACTACGGAGGGTTCAACTGTGGTAGACCATCAGGTTATGTTAAGGACTTCAACTCGTTGCCGCAAGAAACACAAGACCTTATGAGATCAACCGATAGGTTCAAGGTTATCTTTGGTCTGTGTACACTTGACAAACCTAAGGATGCCAATGGTAAAGCAGTTAAGGTTAAAGAGTTCCCTTTCTTGATGAGGATTAAAAACAGAGATAGTTTCAAAACTATGACTGATATATTTAATCAGATTCAACGGAAGAACAGGCTTCCTATTCAACATCTTCTACACTTGTCGTCTGAAGTAAAGAGTATCCCTAGTGGAGCAACCTATGGTGTGGTTAAAGCAAAGCTAGGCGAATTAGTAGAGATCACCACAGACGATCAAGAGGTGTTGAACAATTTTGTTGAGTGGGTAGAATCTATGAACTCAATCACAATCAGCAAATGGGAGGAGCATCGCAGACCTGAGGAGTTGTCTGACGATGAGTCTGAAATAGTTGCTAACGTAGTTGAGATTGACGAGTAGATGAACCATCCTGCAGAAGTGGCGATACATTCTTTCTTACAGAAAGTTATGCTAGGTGAAACTAGTATGGACAAGGCTACTATTGACCTCGTAGCCAAGGACGTACAGGAAGCTATGGCTCGCCAATTCTCAGGAGAGAAGAGGACTTTCAGGCTACGCATGTCTAACATCGGACGTAAGAGATGTCAGTTGTGGTTTGATAAGAACTCTCCTGAGTCTAAGTTAGCTGACTCACCATTCTTTATTATCAACATGATATTGGGGGATATCATTGAAGCTGTGTTCAAGGGCTTACTCAGGGCTTCAAGGGTTGAGTTTGAGGATAGTGAGCATGTTGAACTACAGACTAAACACAAGAAGGTTGAAGGAACGTATGACCTAGTTTTAAACGGCAAGGTTGACGATGTTAAATCAGCCTCCCCTTGGGCATACGAGAATAAGTTTACGGACTTTGCTACGTTACAAGGGAAAGACAGCTTTGGTTATATCTCACAACTTGTGGGGTATGCCAAGGCTAAAGGTGTACCTGTTGGTGGTTGGTGGGTAATCAATAAAGCTAATGGTAATTTTAAGTATGTGAGTGCTAGTGATGTGGATATGGAATCTGAGTACGAAAAGATAGAGGACACCATATCTTACATTGAGAAGGACGAACCCTTTGAAAGGTGCTATGAACCTGTAGAAGAGACATACTATGGCAAGCCTAGTGGTAACATGAAACTTGGAATAGAATGTAGCTTGTGCAACTACAGGGAAAAATGTTGGGACAATCTACAGGTTCTACCTTCAAAGGTGTCAAGATCTAGCAACCCACCCTTAATAAACTATGTTAAGTTAGCTGATGCCCAAGATACAATTTAGGAGTAAATTTGAGGAGAGCGTAGCCAAAGAGTTGCGCCTTCTCAAGCAAAGGATTAGATATGAAAAAATGTCAATCAGATATGCAGTGCAAATGTTTAGGCTCTACAAGCCTGACTTTGTTCTTAACAATGGTATTATTATTGAGGCGAAAGGGTGGTTCAAAGCAAAAGACAGGGTAAA